AGCTAATTGTTTCATTAAACGTAAACTTTTCAATATACTTTGTATCATCTGCATGTATTGTCATTTTGTTTGCAGGCAAATGGTACATATGTACACCATCAAAATAAATAAAAATGTTTCCGTCAAGTAAGTAGTCAGTAATTAAATTACGACGAAAAGTGCTAATGTCTTGAAAAGGGTTCGGCTCTTTATTTAATAGTAGATCTACTCGCGAACGCTTAATACCTTTTACTACACTAGACATTCCTTGTACTTGACCGCCTACAGAAATTGGTATTTCAGAAGTATCATCAACAATCATGTTAACGCCTCTGTTTACAATTTCTAGGTCTTCATAGGCTCTCTCGTAGTTAACTACTTTTTCACGTGAAGGCTCTACTTTATGGTCGTAGTATGGCTGGGCAGGATTCAGCTTCTCTTCTGTATCTTTATTTTGCCAAAAATTATACCATGCCATGTTTGTCTCTTTGAATCTCTACCCAGCGCATTTGTTTCTTTGCAGTCACTAGGGCTGGATTTCTGCCATACAATCTATGCAGTTCCAAATGATGTTTATGGCAAAGTGTCACTGTGTGCTCGTACAGCTCCGCCCATTTATCTTCTATAAACTCGTCTCGCCAGATTACAATATACTCATCCGTATAATGCGCGGGTCTCTCTTTCTGCTTTTCTTTTAGCCATTCTCTTAGTAGAGGCGCTAGAGTGTAAAAGTGGTGAAAGTCGAGTTCTGTGTCAGCGCCACAAATGTGACATTCTGAACCTTTTTTATACTTTGATTTAGCTCGATCTCTTATATATTTTACCGGATCTCTTTTCAGCTTTTTCATTTTGAATTATAGCCCTTGTAACATAAATTGTCAAACACTATTTTTTGTAGGTCTCTTTAAAACCCACTCTGAGTTGTTTCGAATGAATATAGTGCATACCGTAAAGCATCTGCCATATGCGATGCTCGATTGTGTTTTGGTTTTTCTCTTGCAAGATTAGGGTTAGGATCCCATTGATATTGATCAAGGCAAGATAGTACTTCACCGCATCGTTGATCGACAAGCATGGAATCGTTGTCTACAATTCCTGCTACTTGTGCGATTCCATCTAATACTGATTTCTTCGCATTTACAGTACTAATATCGTAATTTTGTGCGAAGTCAAATCGAGTTTGCTGTGCTGCGGAATCTATATAAATGTAATCAATGTCCCATTTGTTAGATAGTTGTCGAATTACAGCGGCATGTTGCTCGGTGGTCTTCTCAGCATCGAGGTACTCATCTAAAACGTAATACTTTTCCTCGTCCCAATCATAAGCTATGACAACAAATGCAGTTGGGTCACGATAACCAACGTCGAGACCAGCAAATACATCCATGCGACGAGTATCAAGCTCTTCATTATTAGAGATACACTCTTCGTGATTAAAGTTCCAAATTTGGCCTTCATAAGTGTTAAAGTCCGCTTCATATTCCTGCCTAAATTCTGAATCGGACATAGACTTTTTAGCTTCTTGTATATCCATTTCAGACATTCGCGGATTATCCTTATAAGTAGCTCGTATCGAGCACCATTCAGGAAATTCATCATTAAATCCTCTGTCGAAAAACTCGGCAAACCAGTTGTTCCTGCCCCGTGGAGTTGAAATAAAGATCGCTTTAGAGTTTTCTTTATCCAAAGTAGGTCGAAGTGCTACGTTAAAGGCATCTTTACCGTCTGCCAACGCCGCCTCGTCAAATATAATTAAATCGTAGCTTCTACCTACACAAGAATCAACTTGGTTTACTGAGCCCATTCGAACCGTAGAGCCGTTTGTTAGCTCAATAACTTTATCTTTTGCATTGTCTTTTGCTACCTCTAAGTCAAAATGCTTGATTAAATTTCTTTGCAAGTCGAAAGAAATCTGAGACAGCGAGTAGTTAGGAGACATTATCAAAATGTTAGAACCGGGCACTAGTGATACCAACTGCCCTATAATGTTGGCGATGTATGTTTTGCCTTGACGCCTAGAAACTGCTGCACAGACAAAACGATACTTGGGGTTATTGATCGCATTTATAATTGCTTTTTGCGATGGAAGAGGAGTTACTCCCAGCAGATCCAAGTAATCTTCTGCGGGAAGTTTTAGAAAGCGTGTCTCAGATTGTAAATCTAGTATCTCTCCGCAAGATACATCTGCTCGACTAATTTGAACAGCCATAATTTAGTCCTGTTTTTGATCCTCAAGAACTTTTTCATTTTGTTCCATCCAATCTTCAGAGTCTGTGTCTTCATCGCCTTGTGTAGCTTGACGATAATAAATAATAATTTCTTTTTGCTGACCAATGTATCTTTTCAGCTCTTGTAAATTATATGCCATGTTTTCGTAATCTTGTGGTGTAATACCAAAGAGTACGTAAGTACCGCTTTGCATTTTTTCAAGCTTTTTTACTTGCTCTTCAAAATTCTTTTCTGTAATTACGAAAAACTCTACATCCTGTAAGTCAATCGCTTTTGGTAACGGAGGTTGATATATTTCAAGAGTTTTGTACTCCGTTACTGTTTTAATAATTGGCTCTGGAGCCGGAAGAGGTTGCGGTTGTAGCAGCGAGCATCCTCCGAGTGATAATAATAATACACTACTGAGAATCCGCATTTTCTACCTCCAGGCTTGCCTCTTCAATGGAACGAAATACTGCTTGCGTTCCTTTATTAATCCTAGGTTCAATTAACCCAGGTTTTGCTCTTGCAAGACGAGTCATATCATGACGCTTGAAGATAGATAAGTATCCATCCATTTCTTGCTGCATAGCAGTGTTCTTTTCTGTTAAGTCTCCTACTGCTTTTAGTTGAGACTGTAGGTTCTGTTCTGATCGCTCTCGTGCTACTTGTTCTCTTTCAAATGCGGTTTCAAGACGCATAGCATTTTCTTTTAAAGTTACTGCGTTTGCTTCGAGACGCGCGATTGTTGCATCTTTTTGGCTTACTACCGTTGTATGATATGCATATCCTGCTCCTGCAAGAAGAATCACAATTGGTAGCATTTTAATCATTCCAAACATTACTTTACCTTCTTGATTTGAAAATTAAAAGGCTCTTGAGTTTTTAACTCAAAAGGCTCTCCAGACGTTAGTTTTCCTTTTAAATGCTTTGCTTCACATTTATCAACCCACTTAAAATTATACTGAGTCTTTTTACTAGGGTCATACCAGATTGTTATTTCCCACTCGTTAAAAAGAAAACTAACAATCCAGCGTACCGGCCAAAAGACAATTCTCAATAAAATTCTCCCAGCGCTTTTCAATTTCTTCCCGCTCTCTGTAAGTAGCATATAGTGCTTCCTTTTGGCTATCAGGTACCGAATGGTATTCTTGCCACTCTTCCGGTGTCATAAACTTCTTTTTCGGATATGACACCCCTAGTTCAAATGTGTAATAAAGCTGGCCGGTCACAAGGTCTTCTGTTGATTCTAGGTTAGGAGACATTGCAACACAGCCACTAAGCAGTACTAAAGGTATTACTTTTTGCCAGACCATGCTTGAGCACCAAAAAATGCAGCAACAATACCGGCTACAGAGACAAAGTATACTGCCGCCATATCGCCTAGAATAGTTGCAGCTTGGTGTAACCCCATTAACTCAGTTGCCATTACTGTGGCAGGATACAGTAGCATACCTGCCAAAGCAAACCAAGTCATCTTTCGTTGAGCATCTCGCATTGCGTCTTGATCCTCGAGCTCTTTTCGCTTAAATTCAAGGTACATTCTGTGCTCTTCATTATCTACCTTACCATCGCCGTTTGAGTCTGCAGGATGATAACCAGCTTCTTTCAACTCTTCGTCCATTATTTTTTCCACTTAGCCATAGCAAGTTTCAATGCTACGTCTTGAGGAAGGTAAAACCAGTAATACTTTTTATGTCCTAGCTTTTCCATTTCCTCCCACTTGACAAACTTTTTAGTCCAGTTGTCTGCCCAGTGCTTTCCAAAACGAAGAACGGCGTGCCCTCCTCCATTTTTTGTGATAACTCTGCGAATCTGTGCCTTACCAGTAATTAAGTAAAACCAAAACTTCCACATAGATTTACCACTAATTAAGTAAAGGAGTGTGAGTGCGTAATCTTCACAGTCTCCTACATATGGATGCTCTTTCATGATTTGCCAATACTCACGTTGAGCATACTGATCAATATCATACTTGTATGCCCAGCTAGAGTTTAGTTCTTCAACTTCGCGCTCGAACATCACCATTTTACCTTATCGGCCCAATAAGCCGCACTCATTTTGCCCTTTGCAATGTTTTTACGATGACGTGCTTTGAAAGATGCACGCTTACGCTTCATTGCTTCTGACTCGCCTGCTTTTGGCTTACCCGCTGTTTTAGCGCCTTGTTGCCCAAATCGAATCGTTTTGACTTTGTCACCTACCTTTGCTACGACAATATGGGACTTCTTCGGGTGGCCCGGAGTACGTTTTGGTTTGTTAAACCCCGCTACTTTTGCTCGGGCTAAACGAGGGTCTTTTTTCTTTGTTCGTCGCTTACCTTTTCTTACCGCCACGTCTCATTCTCGCTTTCCGCTTGGTAAATGTTTTTACCATAGTCGGCTTGCCTCCTGGATTGCCTGCTGCTCTTTTACGACGAATAGCGGATTTTTTCTGAGCTTTTGTCATACGAGCTGCTTTTGCTGCAGGAACGCATTTTGGATATTTTCCTTTTTTAGAAGTCTTTCGACCGCAGGCGTGATAACCCCCGCCCTTTTTTGGACGGGAGATATCTACCCATTTTTCTTTGAACCATTTAGTAAGTCCACTTTGAGGTTTAGCCATTAGACTGTTAGTTTATGGCCCCACTTTTTCCAGGACCAATGCAGCAATGCACCTACTACCATACCAAATATAAAATCCATTTTACTTTCCCATGCGGTAATTACCGCCTCTGGCTTTATAAGTTTTTACTAGCCATCCGTTTGCGTACGCTGAAGGGTACACTTTAAATTTGCGCTTTG